GACCCGTAGCTACTTTCAATCTTCGCCAGCAATAGGCGTTGACTCGTCCTCAGTGTCATCGGTTACAACCTCAAAATTGGGGCTAGTAGGTTGAGCCGGCTGAGTCCGCTCAATGAGCTTTCGTTTGCCGGTTTTTGAATCAACGAGGTATGCACCTCCTTGACCCAAGTTTTCATCTTCCATCTTAAGGTCCTTGCGTCAGATCAGCTAATCGAGTTCGGTAACGAACTAGATAATCGCAACCTATAACGCCTGCGGGTTGATCTGCATCAACCATTTCAAAACTTACGCCTTGCGGCTGAACGTCTATTGCATAACCACCAAGAGTTAAATCAGCCATGATTTTGCTGTGCAGGCTTTCAACTATTGGGTCGGCAACTTCATCAGGCTTGTCACCTCGCACAATCACAGACACACGAACAACAAAAGACCAATCCAAGGTTGGCAAACTTGTGTTCTGTTCTGGCGTATCACTTACAGGCTCAACAACTAATGCAGGGCTTTCACCACGCTGCAATGGAACAACACGGCTGCGATAGATCCGAGCGCCCACATTCGTGGTGCCGCTCAGGCTGCTCATGATGTCTTCAAGAATGTTTTCGCGCAGTGTCGTCATGTCTTCTGCAACGAGATTTCACAAAGCAACCCGTCATCAATCAAACGAGTTTCACGAACTGTATAGGCCACAGAATCAACGGTGATGCTGGTGCCTGCAGTAAGAGTTCCAAAGTCAGAAGCCTTGGCGGTGATTTGGTAGTCGGTTTGCAACACCATGTCACCAGCCAAGACTTGACTGGGCTGATCCAACAAAACTTTTGCAGTTGTAGAGCCTGACGTTGCAGACACGCCAAAAGGATCATCAAGGAAAACTCCAAGATCATCTGTCAGGAAATCAGCTAGCGCCATCAGCCTTCGGTTTCCGAGTGCGTTTTGCTTTGGGCTTAGGGTCTGCAGCCGTTTCGTCGGCTTTGATCGCTTTGCCCATGCGGATCAAAAGATCGCCGTCTGCGTTGCTTAAGTCATAGCTTTGACCAGCCTCAAGGGCTTGGCCGCTTGCCATGACTGCTTTGGTGCAAGTGACTTTCATAAAAAAAAGGGGCCGTTGCCGGCCCCTGTGATCATTAAGCGGTGGTGATGTCAGAAATTGCAGCAAACGCGCTGGCCTGCCTGACCGCAACATCAAACGTGATGATGCCCCGGACAGAAGTCAGTGCTTTGCTGAAGTCATCAGAGTCAGTGCCAATTGTGATCTCTAGGCCGTTGCCGTAGAAACCAATCATGGCCTGGCTGAAGTCACCAGCAACCAAGGCAGAACAAACGCTAGAAGCAGAACCCTTCGTCAAGTTAGAAGGGACAGCGTTGGTTACTGCCAAGGGATAACCGTTGAGGGTCAAAGGCGTTGGGCCACGACCGATAGCGGAAAGATCCGAGTTGTAAAGGAAAACACCGTCACCAGCAGCTGAACCGCCTGCACGAAGTTTCTTCAAGCCGCCAACAACCTTGCCGTTGGTGACATAAGCCATGTTGGGGCCAAAGGCGTTGTCCTCAGTGATGGCAGTTTCCAGATCAACCACTTTTTCAAGGGTCAATGCACCACCGTTGGTGCCCATCGCAACGGAGCCGATGCCGGAAGTGTTGCGAATACCTGTTGGCTGACCAGAGGAACCAGAACCGTTCAGCACTGCGGAATCAACAGCAGCGTTGATGCCATCAGTCAAATCACGGCGTACAAGCTCTTCAATGCCAGGTGTGCCCTGAAGCAAAGTTTGACGGCTGTACTTAGAAAGAGCCGCAAGGTTCTTGGGGCTCATCGTGATCTGGTCGAAAGTAGATTCCGACTGTGTGATCGCGGTTGTCTCAGAAGACAAGTAGTAGGTGCTCGAAACACCAGAGCGGCGAGGGATTGCAACATCACCAACCAAGCCGGTCAGGGTGCGAACGCCCAGGCCAACTACAGGTGAAGAATTGCGCAGAGCTTCGATGAAATCATCAGCCAGCAGATCGGTTGCAACAAGGTTGCCGCCGGTCGTTGCGCCAGAGGTGACGTATGTGGCGCGTTGTGACAGAGCAGAGAAAGGAACAAAGAAGGAACGCTCACTCGTGGCAGCAATGCCAGAGCTGCGCTGAACTTCTTGGCTCAGCTCACGGCAAAGACCAGCGCCATGCGATGACCAATCACCAGTAATCAAGGCGCGAACGCCATCGATCAGCTGATAACGCTCTTGGGTCTGCTGACCAAGGTCAACAGGAGCAACAGTTTCGACAGGCTTGGAGCCAATCTTTTCAAGAACAGCTGCACGAGCAACATCAATGCTGCTGCCGTTATCAATCAGCTGCTCAGCAAGGTCACGCATTTCGTGCTTGCCGCAAAGCTCTTGGATGTTTTTGATGCGGGTACGCTCTGACGAGGCAGCCTTTTTGGAAGCCTCATCGCGCACCACGTTGAGATCGGGTGCTGTGGACATTTGATTCTCAGAATCGGGTTGTGTGAGTGGTGCGACGCGAGCCGCAGAATCAACCTCAGAGGCTGTTTCTTTGTCCATTGTAGTGTCTGAAAGCAAAGATCTCCCCACGCCAATGTTTGGATCAGCGGGGACACTTACAACGCTGATTTCGTAGGGCTCCCAAGAAGTTGCCACAAATTCGTTGTTGCGCTCTTCCATCTCTTTGATTCGATAACCAAAGGAGATATTGCGCATAATTCCGTCTTTAACGTCCGCTAAAACTTCTTGCGCAAAAGAGTTGCGGCTGAAGCGAACACGGCTAACGCCTTTCTTTTTGTCGTCGTCAAGGTAGGCACGCTCAACAACACCGATCGGACGATCCATATCGTGGTTGAACAAAAGCGGTGCACCGTCGTTCAATCTGCTCAAATCTGCAGCGTCTTTGTCATGGCTCAGGACCTCTGAACCAAAGGAACGCTCAACCGGATATTCAGAGCTAAAGCTGAACTCCATCACCCGGTCTTCCTGCTCCTCGAACTGAGTTTCCCCAGCCCGCTTCAGCAATGCAGTGGCAGAACGCAATGCAGAGATTTTGGTCAACGTTGAGAACCGATGACCGGCCTTCACGTCTGTCGCCTCAAAACCTTCGTCTGTTTCGCGATAAACAGTGATTAACGCTGCAGGGTCATCCTCATCACCATTAATAGTGAACTCAGAACCAGGCACATTGATTGAGCCATCACGCTCAATTTGATCAATCTTGCCTCTAGCAGTGCCACCAGAACTGTCCCATTGAACAAAATCACCAACACTTAGGCCGTCAGGCTCTGCCCTCTTTGCAAGATCCTCAGACATTGGTAATTCACGAATATCTTTAATTCTATCCGCCTTCCCCGTTGACCACACCTGGCCTGCATCTCCACCCCATGCAGCCCACGCCACACGACCGTTTGACGGGTAACCATCCTCTCCAGGCGAAAAACCTTCGCCTTGCTTGTCAACTTCATGGCGGGCAAACCATGCCGACATCGCAATCACAACATCTGCCGATAATTCATTGCCGCTCAAAATCTGAGTTGCACGCCGTGCCGCAACTTCTGTGCCACCTGATTCACCCTCAGACTTCCATTCGCGATAACGCTCAGCCTCGGCTTTCATGCCCTTAGTAGGCATTAAATCAATCTCTGTGCCGTTAATAGTTGCCACTTTCTTCTTCCCCTACGTTCTCCGCATCATCGCCTGATGGCGGTGGGGTGTCCCCAAATGCGTCGATCGTATTGACTGGCTTGTATTGGCTAGCGCCAGAACCGTTGACCGCTGATGGGTCAGTGTCAGTGATGATGTTCATCTCGTCGAGCTTGGCTAGCTCTGACTGACGGGCAATAAGCAATTCATCCAGATCGCCGCCGTTTTCCGCGACACAATCAGCAAGAGTTTTGAATCCGCTGCGAACTGCTGCCTTCTGTGCAGCAATCTCTTTTTGCGGGTCAACATAGGAATATCCACGGAACACCCAGCGAACAGCCTCGTAACGTTCAGGCTCGGTTTCGTAAGTAGGCAGACTTAAGGCACCGCTAAGGACAGCCATCTCCAGCCAAGCGTCATAGATCGGCTGATAGAACTGCTCACGCATCAACTGTTGAATCGATCGCCAGTTGTCGCGATCCTGCAGCAAGGCCAGCCGTGATGAGCTGTAATTGCTTTGTGAATAATCGTTACTAATCGTTTCGTAGCTGCATCCGACCCCAGAAGCCAGGGCTCTTAGCTGTGCTCTAAGGAATGGTTCGTACTCTCCCGTTGGTGAATCCATGTCTGGAATTGTCACCGTTTCACCGGGTTGCAAATATTTGAACTGCCCAGGTTCAAAGCCTGAAACACGCTCGCCGTCATAAACCTCACCGCCTGGATCTAGCTCACCTTCTGGTGATTGGATGAATCCCATTAATGCAGAACTGGCGCGAGCACGCACAACGCTTGCTTGTTCCCACCCATCTAGGTGGTGCATCCGCTGCATTCCGCTTGCAAGCCAAGGCACCCCACGGGTTTGACCAGGCCGACCCGATGCACGGTCAAACAAGTGAACAACATCTTTGGCCGGGACAATAATGTGCCGGCGTTCTTTCGCTTGCGTTGGGAATGCAGTATCCCCAGGGTGACGGCTTAAAAACGCATAGTTCAGGGCTCGCCCAAAACGATCAATTTCAATTCCCATCCGCCACACAGACCCAGCTGTGCGAGAAGGACTTTGATAATCCTCGTCTAGTTGATCAGCCTCAAGAACTTCAAGGGCAAAGTTAACTTTGCTACGACCAAATTTTTGGCGAACGATGCGGACAAAAACTTCGCCGCTTTCGCACATTGACGAAACAGCAAGCTTCTCAACATCGGCAAAACACAGTTGCCCTGCTGTGTTGCAACTATCTTTGCGGCCCCAATCAGACCAAGCCTTTTCAATTTGTTCGTTGATTCTTGTATCTAGCTTTCCACCACGTTGTCTTTTAATTTGCGCTTGCAATCTGACGCCAGTGCCAACAACAGAATTACGAACGACGCGAACAGTTGACTTGGCGTAATCGTTATCTCGAACAAGCTGACGCGATCGAGACCGCAGACGCTTAAGGCTGCCTTTTATCTCTTGGTCGGCTGAAGTTACAGAAGTAACCCAATCACTTGTAAGACGGCTTGCTTGCGCACCACCAAACATGCGAGCCCTAGACCGCGGCATTGGCTCAGGATTTGAGCGCCACAATTCACGCCATGCAGATCGAACGCCCATGTCAGAACCTCACGTAAAGGGAATGTGGATCGCCCAAACCGTTTGCAATCATTGCGGCCTTGCGCTCTCGAACAACAATAGCTTTAAGTTGACTTTCGCGAACTCTTAATTCAGCAAGATCAATCCG